TGCCATCAAAGTGACCCCACCAGTTGAGTCGGGGCGGTAGTATCCGTTCCGCTTTGGGAACGTTCACTACCATCGATGGGCAACAAAAAACGCGCCGTCTGTTGGCGCGTACAATGTGTCCCATGTCATATTGTCTCTAGGGTGTCAACATTGTGGATACAACGAGCATGCCTACGCTTTGGACTTAGACCACATTGACCCATCCACTAAGTTTGCTCCGGTCAGTGCGATGGTGGGTAGCTACACCCTCAACAGACTAAAAAAAGAGGTGGCAAAATGCACTGTCCTATGTGCAATCTGCCACCGTATTAAAACCTGGGAACCCGAACGGCTGTCCCTAGCGGTCTAGGATGCTATCTACGCGCTATCTACTCACTATGCGTTCGTTACTTCGCCTGGAGTAGCTTAGTAGCCACCGTTAGGGCATTGGCGCTTACTGTCGCAGGCGAGCTAGCCGGGGCCTTGTCCGGTAGGTAGAACCGAACGCCGCCTTTTGCGGGTAGACGGACTATCTCGCCCGTGTCAGTCATGGCATCGGTCACGGCCCGAACAGCTTGGGTATCGATGCCAAACTCCGCACTAACCAGCTTGTTGAATGACAGATTGCCAGCCCACACAAGCGGGAAATTGCAGTGTACGCCGTTGAATCCCGTTTGCTTTGCGTTGACCGCAATCAGCTTGAGGATAAACAGACGTATCGCCAGCCCCGTTGTCTTACCCTTGCCTCGTGTTGTCATTGGAGTCTACTTCCCTTCCTTGTCACCGTAACACGGGCGACATACAAACTGCCCATCATCTGTGAGCACTACATCTCGGACAGACTGCGAACAGTCTGCGCAGTAAATGTCATGCCCATGCCTCAGCCAATCGCTCAAATAAGAGACTAGATATTCCCGCTCATCTGGCGATAGCTCAGGGTCTGCTGTACCGATGCAATAGCTCGGTACTGTCATGGGAGTATCCTTCCCGACAACGCGCAGAAGCATTCTAAACCGCTAGTGAAAGCGGTTTGGATTGTGAATCAATGCCCTAGCTTGACTGTCGGGCGAATTGTCAGTCAGGAAATCTCTTGCGGATTGCTTAGGTCACTAAGACGCCAGCCGAATGACCGCCACCTCCCAGGAGTCACCTGATAGGATGCATTGGCTTTGTTGCCGTGAAAGACGCGAACGAGCCCTATCCGTCGTTCGCCTTTGCGCGTTAGCTCCACGCAATCCTCGCTTGTACAGGGAAAGCATGCGTCATACCTAAGCATGTCAAAGGGGAAGTATCCGCTTCCCGATACGTTGAATGTCAGGCGGTATAGCTTGGCCATCGGGAGCTCACTCTCTGCCCGACAGTCAGGTTAGGGCATTGATTCGTATTGCGGCGGCTCTGGAAGTCACGGTGGGGGACTTTTGCTGCCAGCTTGTCCGCCGTGCGCCTGATATGTGGGCGCTATGTGAATGTACTATGATGAGGGTACTCCGTTCATTCGGCGTTTGTCAACTTGCGTCGCGTTCCTATCACAGCCCAAATGCACCCAAATACTCCCACGTCAGATAGGGGCATCTCAGAATAGCTCATCCTCAGATACGACTTCATATACCCCCTGGGGGTATGCCCATCGTACGCCGCACGTGCACAGGCAGGCGCGAGGGATAGGATGTCCATCGGACAAGGCACGGCCCGCGAAACCAGACCCTTAACTTTCTATGGTATCAAGAATTAATAGGGGGGTAGGTACTTAAATCGAGAGCGGGATTTTCTGCAAAGGGTGGTCAAAAGGGGGTGTTATAAATAGGCAGAAATATAAAATAGTGTGGGGGCTTGACAAAGGTGCGCGGATATGTTATAATGTAGGCAAAGATGAGTAATGTTATGGAGGAGGGAAAGATGCAGTCAATGAGCGGGAGCAATTCGTCCTTTGTCTTGTGTACTTATTGTAATAGGTATCCGTGCTCTTGTTACATTAATTATAGACCTTTTGCCTGTGAGCACTGTTACTGCAGTGAATACTCCAATGACCATCTACAGTGTTGTAAGTGTTATACAACTATGCACAAGAAGTTCGTTGAGAAGATGTAATTGATAACTTTCCCTCACATCTTGACAAACTCTTTCAAATGGTGTATAATAGCAAGGAACGAGCGCAGGGGGTCTTTATAATAACAAATGGCCGTAACCAAGCTTGACCCCCGAAAAGAGAAAGCAGCCCTCCTCATCGCTGAGGGATGGAAACAGGTAGACGTAGCCCGTGAGATGGGAGTTTACCCACAGACTGTCAGTCGGTGGATGAAGGAGGAGGACTTTACAGCAAGGATTGACGAACTTCGAGTAGACCTGACAAGTCAGGCCGTCACCTTGCTACGCGAAAGCGTAGTTGAGAATACCGAGATAGTCTTGAAGATTGCGAAACAAGGCGGCGAACCAGGAGTGGTTAGCTCACAATTAAAGGCCGCACTATGGGCAATCGACAAGGTGCTCGGCAAATCAGCAGAGGAAACCGCTACGCGTTCAACTAGAGCGGTTAAATCTGTTGAATCTACTCTTCTAAAGCAACCAGAGGAAGAGTTGCAGGAGTTGCTTGATAGAGGGAAGTAGTAAAACAGAAAAGTTAATAAAGCGAGGGGAACGTGCTAGGCAGAATTTTGCCGAGTTTTGCCGCTTTGTACTTGGATTCAACCCCGCAGCGCACCAAAAACAGTGGATTGAAGAACTACAAAAGATAGGAGATGACCCAAATGGGCGGAAACTTATCATCATCGCTCCCCCTGGTAGTGGAAAGACCCAGCTTGTCGGTGTGGGATTTACTGCATGGATGCTTGGTAGGCTACCGGACAGACATTACGGACTTCTCTCCTACGCGGACTCCGTTGGCTGGAGTCGTAGTTACGCCATTAGGAATCTCATCGAGTCTAGTCTCCCCTATCGCATTACCTTCCCAGAAGTCCGACCTGACAAGCGAAGATGGGGCACCAGTGAGTTCCAAGTCTCTAGAACAGACCTCGCTGACCCACACCCAACTCTTAGGGCTGGTGGCACTACTTCGGCAGTCGTGGCATATAGACTCAATGGATTGGTCATTGACGACCCCCACGACCAAAAGAACTCAGGAACCAAGGCAAACCTAGACAAAGTTTGGGAAAACTACGACAACGCAATCTCCACGCGCCTCACCTCAGACGCTTGGGAAGTAGTAATTGGCACTAGGTGGAGTGATGCCGACTTTATCGGTCGGAAATTGAGCCAAAAGGGAGTAAAAGTCTTGCACACTGCCGCACTTTTGCGCGGTGACAAGTCATATTGGGAGGAGGCTTATCCCGCTGAGTTCCTGATTAACAAGCGTTACCAATCTCCGGCCATGTTTGCCATGCAATATATGGGTGATACCAAGGGTGGAGAGGCCCAAATCATCCGTAAACTGCACACTTGGGACAGCTACAGTCGTCCTCCGAAGTATATAAGGGATGAGCTTGACCTACTTGTGGCCTCTTCGTGGGATACAGCGTTCAAAGAGAAGGAACAAAACGATTTCACAGTTGGGTATATTGGGGGGATGGACAAGCACGGACGTATTTACATCCTTGACCGCATCAAAGGACGCTGGGGACTTCCTGGTTTGCTCGACCAAATCGCTGAATCTGCCCAAAAATGGAACGAATTTGCCATTTGGGTCGAAGATGCGGCCTCTGGAACTCCCGCTGTACAGACTTTGATGGCCCACTCGATGCTTCCAGTCCAAGCAATGCCCTACAAAGGTGGGAAAATGACCCGCGCCCACGCAATTGCACCGTTTTTGCACGGTGGACACGTACTTTTCCCTTCTGGAGAGGAGTGGTTCCCTGATTGTGAGTACCAATTGACTCATTACCCGAACACAGGGCACGATGACGACTTGGACGCACTTTTTTTACTCATTGACAACCTTACCAAAATGAGGCATCCTTCAACAATCCTCAATCGACCAAGGATAATTATGGAGATGCGGTGAGCTATGTCTATAAAACCTAAGAACTGTATGTCTAGTCGTGTTCTATCTATGACAGAGGTCGAAAGAGCCTGGATAGGAGCCTTGATAGAGGGAGAGGGACATGCTAGTTACAGAACCAATGGCCAAACTCCTGTTCTCTACCCCTACGTTGGTGTTTCTAACACCGACCCAGAAGTGATATCAGTTCTTCTACGGAAAGTAGGTGCTGGTTCCATATCAGCGATATGGCCCAAAGGGTTAGGGAATAAGCTTATATTTCATTGGAATTTGCGGCGTAGAGCAGAAGTTCTAGATATCGTAGAGCAGTGTAAAGATTACAGTATGAAGCTACAGAAACTTGCTTCATGGTTAGGAGGGCAGTAGTCATAGCTTTCTATACGTACAAGTGTGACCGCGACGGCACGGAATGGGATGAAATTAGACTAATGCAGCACCGCGATGTCCCTGTTGGGTGCCCCACTTGCAGCAAAGAGGACAAAGTGCACCGTGTACTGACCACTCCGGCGCTGATAAAGGTCAACTAATGACTATGAACCTACCAAAGCCCACGGCTGAGACCGTGCAAGAGCTTCACGACAAACTTATCACAGATTGGTCGCCCACTATCGCGGAAAATGAGGTTATTCGTGACCTTGTACACCGCCGAAACAAGATTGAAGTCTTGGAGGATGACCCTGACCGCAATATCCAGCCCTTCGAGGTACATTCAGGACGCGCTGGGGGTATCATAGAGCATGCCGCCGGTCTTGTCATGGCAATGCCATCGTGGTCTATGGAACCACTGACTCCAAAGACAGACGACAAGGCATTGGCTGAAGCAACCGAGCTTGTTGCTGCCAAGGTGTTTGAGCAGCAGCTTCTACGTACTGATTTTTGGCCGAGTATAGCCAAAGATGTACTAATCTATGGTCGTGCCTTCCTCAAGGCACTTCCACTCCCCTCAGTCTGGACAGCCCAAGCTGGCTATCCAGTCAGAAAGGCTCGGCAATCCCCAGAGGATTACCTAGAGGTTATTAAGAAGTGGAAGTCGTCTGAGGCCAAGTTCCCCTTCGTCATGCAACACATACCAACCATGAGTATTCTGCCTCTTCTCGATGCAGAGGACAACACAATCGCCACTATTGAAGAGAAGAGGGTTGTCGCGGGTATCCTTGCCGACAAGAATGGAATGAACTCTTCTGATATTAAGGGTCTCATGGCCTCTGGTGCTCTTAAATGGTTTGATGAAGTAAGTGTTGTTGAGTACACGGACTACAATTATGTACAGTATTACCTAGTCAATACCTCTCCTGAGCAGGCACACGTTCAACTCCCCATCACCGCAACCCCAAAGGGTGACTACAAACTACTCAAATCGTGGCAGCATGGTCTAGGTAAATGTCCCGTTGTCATGTTCCCAGGGATTAAAACGGAGATGCGGGATTACACAGATAGGTACAAAAGCTTTTTGGCCGACGCTCACGAGGCTTTAGAGGTTTACGACCTACTCATCTCTCGTCTGGCAACTATGGTAGGAGCCTATTACCTACCCTCATATGAACTGAAGCTGCCTGAGTCTGGAGTAGCGCAGGGTGGAAAGACTCGCCCCAAGTTCCAAGTCAGGCTTGGGGGCGTTACAGCAACCTACTCAGACGAACTATTGCAAATGCTTCCATACCCACAGGGTCTCTTCGATGCTGAAAAGCTTATCACAGAGGTAGATGACCTTATTCAGCGCCATACCCTTGAGGATGTACTGTTCGGGCGTGTTCAGGGTTCGGCACCCGCGTTCCAAGTCAACCTACGAATCAACGTCGCACGTTCCAAATTGACTCCCATCTCCCAGCACATGGCCCAAGGCATCACAAATGTTATGGACTTGTTCTTCCGTGGAGTTGAACAGCTTGGTGAGAGTATTGTTGTAGACGGACATGAATGTACTGTGGCAATGGCTAAGGCTGCCCGTGGGCGCATGAACGCAAGTATTGAACCCAAGGGGCCGGTTGACCGTGCTCAGGACATTGGCACGGCCAATATGTTCCTCCAGTTCGGGATGCCGTGGGATTGGATTGTTGAGAATATCCTTGACGTGGAGAACCCAGCCATGCTGCGGATGGAGAAGCTAGTTGGTGAACTAGAGAAGCTGCCCCCTGTACAGGCCAAGATGATGCAAGAGGTGTTAGACGAATTCGACCTTCTTGAGAATGTTAATGAGTTTACAGACATGAGCGCTCTACAAAGTGCTCTACCACCTGAACTCCAAGACATGCTTGGCGGAATGATGGGCTTGGGCAATGGGCCATTCCCCAAGCCCAA